GTGGCTTAGGCGTGCTAAAAAACCTACCCCCTTTCGCTGAATTGCATTTTGTGCATAAACATTGCAAATTCCACTCATCATCAGTGCCACCAGCACTTCTAGGAATTATGTGGTCAACCGAATTGCCTTCCAGACCGCATGCCTGGCATGTATAACCGTCACGTTCACGGATACGCTTAGCAATACGTTTCCATTTGGTTGTTGAACCATTCTCCTTCAGTGCGCTGCTCATCAGTAGTAGTTCCGTTCCTGGTGGAATGCCCAAGCCTTGCATGGTGTTTGATAACGGTTTGTTATGTATCGCAATGAAGCGTCTATCTGTCTAAATGGGTCAAGGTCACGGTAGTGCTTCGATCTCATCTGACCCAGTCCATAGTGACTGCCATTGCGTGCAACGTATGACCACCGTGATTCCTTTGTGATGATCTTATTGAAACATTGAAATTCCTTGTAATCAAGGATTCTTGAATGTGCATAAAGTTTCAAATGGTCTATTGAATAGTTTGCTGATTCAGCTGCTGAAATGCTTGTTATTGAAAGCACTGCCGTTATGGCATAAACCTTGCCCATTAGATCGATTCGCCCTCGCGCGCTATCCGCCTCAGCGGCGCGCTTCAAGCGATTAGATCGTACCGCGCCTGTCAAGTAAATGAATAACTTACGCATGGCGTTGGGCGTGTCCCACAGGCTTTTTGCACCTGTGGAAAACTTCTGTGGATAACTCATAGGTTCAACCTATCTTCACATTTCTTGCAAAACCACATTACCAGTCCGTCATGTTGACGATCGTATTCATTGACCTGGGTGAAGTCGTCGCAGTCTGAACAATTCTCAACGCCGCCGTAGCCGCTGAAACTGTAAATCTTGCCGTCAGTGGCTTTGTAAATGTCTTTCGGATTGATCATTGATGTCCCCACCCTTCGCCTTTGAAGGAAATGCCGAAAGTTGAGTACCTTCGACTCATGTTTGCCCCGCAGCAGATTGGTTGGTTCTCGTCGTGGATTGATTTATCCACTTCAACACGGATTTTACACACCGTGCATTCAAACTCATAAATTGGCATTGGAATCCCCTATCTGTGCAACCCCCATGACTTCGCACTTCGTGCATTGAATTACTTCGACACCCTGGGGCAAGTTGTCGGTTATTTTGTGAATCAGCTGCACCGTGATCTTTTTGCAGATTCTGCATTCAAATTGCACTTTGTCCATAATTGGATTTCCTTAGATTCTCAATTGGTTGAAGATTGATTTGAGTGACCCACCAGTTTGGTTGCTTACTGTGTCGATACTTTGGGCGTTGTGCCATTGCAATGGGAATCCACCCTGCAATGAAATAATGGGGTGATTGACCAGTGACCAGCACTGCAATGTCTGTTGGTCGATCGTATTCATGAATAATCAGCTGCCCCGTGACGTACTTCGTCCAGCGCACTTCGATCGCATTGCCCACGTCAGCCTTTGTTTTGAATTTGTTTTCGTACGGGTTGAATGGAAGGTCAAAGTATTTGGCAACAACCCATTCGCTACCAATTGCTTCAGCGCATTCGACTAGGTATTCAAACGTTCCCAATTCCTTTTGGTGACGTTGCGGATTGTCCCCAAATTTGCGGGTGTCAACCTGCAATTTCACGGCTGCCAACATGCAAATGGTTTCTTCTTCGCGGGTCAATGTCATTTTCACCTGCAACCACCGCACAACCAGGCGAGTTTCTCGCCGCCCTGTCCGATTTTGTAGCCAAACGCGTCGATCTTTACGACCAGCGCGCACCCGTCGCATTGTGCGACTTTGTATTCCGCTATAACTTCACCGTTGTGCATGAGTTTTGCGGTCATGCTTTGTGGGTAGATTATTTCAACGTAATCACTCATCAGACTTGTGGCTTCCATTTGCCGTCGCTTGCAAGGACGTACCAGGCAGGCGCGCATTGCGTTGCCTTTGTGCGTTCAGTGCAGAAATACCCGCCCCAATTCTTTGGTGCGCCTTCGTGGGCTTGCTTCCAAATTCTGTGACCATGACTGCACTGCGGTGCTTCGGCTACCAGTTGACCACCCAATTGTTTTGCCACTTCGTCCATTGATGAACCCAATGAAGGAATGCCTGACTGTTCGGCTTCAGCTGCGGTTTTGTAACTAGGCACGTCGCCGAACTTCTTTGACCACGGGTCATAATCGTCAGCCGTAGATTTGGCAACGGTTGTGCTGATCGTTTCGACCTTCTCCATGTCCTGACGTGTCGGACGTTTATCCGTACCCAGTAGCAAACCAATGCAGCGCCCAATGCTGGACGTGACTGTATCTTCAACAAAAAACTTTTTCATCTGGACGTTGTAGGTTGCCACGTTTCCGAACGCGTAATCGATCGCCGACGGCTTCTCATCTTCGTACTCTTTGAAGATTTGGGTCTGAACTAGAATAAAACCCTTTTCAGCATTGAATTCGACAATGTGGTTTTCGATTCGCCCTGACGGGTGTGTTTCCCAAAAGCGTTTGATTCGTGCCGCAACATCTTCGTAGTTGTCCAGAAAGCCAGCCATTAGTTGACCGCCTTGCTTGCAGCGTGACGAATCATTGCCTTGCGTCGTGCCATGCCTTCACGCTTGCCTTCTTTGAAGCCTTTTGCGTATCCCGCAGCGGCTGAAATCACCATAAGAATGATCACCAGCACCAAACGACCCAGCGTTTGCGGGTCTAATAAATCAAGTACCATTTTGAATTCTCCCGATTCTTGGCGGTAGGGCTACCACCTGACATCAGGGTGACGCATGATTGGCGCGCGGTCAAGAACCTTGCGTGTTTGTCGGCGTGTCTTGCGGCTTTGGCTTTGATTTCAGTCCATTGCCAGCAAGTACCCCGCCCAATGAACCAGTCAAGAAAATTGCCAGGGTTTTCAATAAATCGATAAAGGCTGCGTCATTAGGTGCTTGCGCGCTAACTGGTTGAGTGACGAAAATGAGTGCGTAGGTAATGCCAACGGTTACGACCAAAAACACCGCTGCAAGGGTTGAACCAATGATCAAAATCAGCTGCGCATGGATTTCTTCGGGTGACTTACGGCGTGCGGGTCTGTTCCGATTCAATTCCAAGTAGGTCGTCAGTGCATGTTCCAGTGGGGAGACATTGCGGTTTTTGGCAATGCGCTTTCCCCCAGTTGTCGAATTCTTGGCATTCATAGCGCACCCACCCCTGATACCCGCACGCGGACTGGGTTAGTGCAAGTGCCCAAACCAACCCAGCCGCTGCGAATCTGCGGTTCACTTCCCCGTAGAACCGAAGGCTTTGTCGTTGGGATTTAACCAGCGCAAAACGACTGGTGCGACTGCTGCCGCGCCTGCCATTGCAAGGGTCTTTGGGTCAGTCACGCCCGCCATGTATAGGGCAAGTGCTGCCGCCATGAATGAACGCGCCCAGGACGCTGCTAGGGCTTTGGCTTGTTCCATTTTTTTGTCTCCTTCTTAGGTTTTGCAGTTGGTGTTGCTGGTGCTTCTACCTTTGGAAATTCTCCCTTATAGGGCACAAACTTTGGAATGCCGAAACCGACAATTTCCTTGCCTTCACCGTACGAACGAACCTTCACCATTACCATTCCACCATTGCGTTGGTCGCCTGTCCCGCTGGTGTTGCCTTCGATCGTGACGCAAGTCTTTGAATCGATAAGCCCCACAACAATTCCAATGTGTGAAATGCGGTCAACCCCGTCGTGCGGAAAATCCATGAAAGCCAAGTAACCTAATTGTGGCATTCCTGACCAACGTTGGATTTCTTTGAATTTATGTGCGCCTTGCGCCGTACCAACGACTGAATGAATCTTTACGCCAGCCGTTGCACAACACCAGTTGACGAACGAACCGCACCACGGCAAACCGTCGGCTTTTGTGAATTTACCGTATTTCGTCAGGTTGTCGCCTTCCTCAACCGTTCCCACTTCAGCTGCGGCAACTTCTATTAGTCGTGCATTTGTGCCCTGCGGGTAGTTACTCATTTGCCCAATTTCATTCCGTCGGGAATTGGCTTTAAGTATTCCCATTTTGCTATGTATTGAATTCCGTCGCCGTCATCTTTCAACCTAATAGATCCAGTAAAAGCAAAATCAGCGTCTGTTAATTCTGGGTATGTTGCAATAATTTCATCATAAAGTGTCATTTTCATGCCCCTAAATAAGCGATTTGGAAACGATTTGCAGCCGCATTTGCATTTTTGGCATTTAACGCACCGCCTGAAGATTGATAGACTGAAACAGTAAAATAATCGCCAGCAGTTGCCGAAACTATAAATGATGCTTGTGCATAACCTTGTGAATTAGATGCGGGCAAAGATGTGAAATAAATTGTTGTTCCATTTTTGTTTAGAATAATTTCTCGAACACCTGTTGCATTATTTGCCCATACAAAAAAAGTATTTATTTGATAGTAACCAGATTTGCCACTTGGTATAGTTAATCGAGAGTTATTGGTTGCGTTATCGTGAAATGCATCAGTGTCCCAGTCTTCCAATTCCCAATTCAGAACTGTATCGGTGTTGTTAGCAATACTTTGTGCAGCATCTGACCTAGCTGATGCACCCACAAACGTCGTACCACCCGCGGGAGTTGCCCACTTAATACCAGTCGCAGCTGTTGAATCAGCGGTCAAAACCTGACCGTTTGTTCCCACTGCAAGG